AATATGGTGCAATATTAAAAGCGTGTGGTTTATCTGAAACTGTTAGTGGTGGTAATACAGTTACTTACGCACCAGTTACTACCCCATCAGACAGCGTTACATTATTTGTTAACTATGATGGCATAAGACATATTGTTAAAGGTTGTAGAGGTACATTTAGTATTAATTGCGAGGTTAACGCAATACCACGTATTTCTTTCTCTTTAACTGGATTATTTTCTGCCCCTACTGATGATGCGTTACCTTCTGTAACAGTAAGTAATCAGGCATCACCCTTAATATTTAAAAATGGCAGTACATCTAACTTTGCAATATTTGGTTTTGCAGCAGCGTTACAATCATGGAATTTAGATTTTAATAATGAGGTTATTTATAGAGAATTAGTAGGTGGCACAAAAGAAGTATTAATTACAGACCGCAGACCATCAGGCACAGCAGTAATAGAATCTGTTGCTTTATCTAGCCATAACTTCTTTACAGACTATACTGGCACATCAACTGGCACAAACACATGGTTACATGGAACTACAGCAGGTAATAAGGTTACTGTATCTTGTCCACAAACTGATTTAGGACAGCCTACCTATGAAGAATCAGATGGTATAACAATGCTTAGTTTACCTTTTATGGCAACACCTACAGCATCAGCTAATAATGAATTTAGCCTTGTCTATACATAAAAAAGGGTATACCCTAGTTAGTAGATACTAAATTTTTATGCCTTTTGTTATAGACCAGAAACCTACTTATAAATGGAAAGTAGTAGTAAAAATAAATAAAGATGGTGAGGTATCACAAGAAATATTTACAGCACATTTTAAGAATATTTCACAATCAAGGTTTAAGGAAATGATAAAAATGGTGGAAGATAAACAGATAGATGATATAGATGTAGCAAAAGAAGTATTACTAGGTTGGGAGGATTTAGTAGATGCAGAAGGTCAAGAAGTACCATTTAACAAAAGTACACTTAATCAATTATTAGAAGTAAGAGGTTTTGCAACTGCTGTAGGCTTTGCTTTTATGGAATCTAATGAAGAAATATTTGTAAAAAACTAATTAAGGCAGGTGAATATTGGGCTGTTGGTTCAACTGTCATAGATAAAACAGCAGAAGATGATGCAGTATTAGGTATAACAACAGAAAAAAAAGAAGTAGATGATAATTTTTATGTATATTCACAAAATTGGGAAACTGTACAAATGTTTTTAAGATGTCAGACACAATGGCGAGTAGGAATAAGTGGAATTATTGGTTTAGACTATACATCTGTGATAGAAATGATTAAACTGTATTTAGTAGAAGATACTGTTGCTATGCTAGAAAATCTACAAATTATGGAAGCTGCAGTATTACAGGTAATAAATAAGGAAAAATAATATGGCAAAGTTTGATTTAGTAGTAGCAGCAAAAACTGTAGGTGCAGGTTCTATAAAACGTCTTGGTAACTCTATGCAAGGGGTTGCAGGTCGGGTTAAAAATTTAAGGCTTGCTATGGGTGGTCTTAATAAAACATTTGCTACTTTTGGTATTCTTATTTCTGGCGGTGCATTTGTAGGACTTGTAAAAGGTGCAATAGATAGTGCAGATAGTTTTGGTAAGATGGCTGACCAAACAGGTATAGCAGCTAATACACTACAGGCTTACGTAAACGCAGGTAAATTAGCAGGTGTTAGCCAGGAGACAATAGATAAAGGATTAAGAAGGTTAGCACAATCTATGAGAGAAGCAGATCAGGGTGTTGCTACATATTCAGATAGTTTTGACGCATTAGGAATATCTGTTAGAGCAACAGATGGTACATTTAAAACAAGTGAACAGGTATTAGGAGAAGTAGCAGATAAATTTGCAACAATGGAGAATGGTGCAACAAAAGCTGCACTTGCTATGGAAATATTTGGTAGATCAGGTGCAAGTTTAATTAATTTACTAAATGGTGGTGCAGCATCACTTACAGAATTTAATTATGAAGTATCAGAAAACTTTGCACAAAACGCTGAATTTTTTAATGACCAGATAGCAGTATTAGCAATTAGATTTGATGGATTTAGAAAGCAACTTACAGATGCACTTTTACCTGCTTTAAATACTATTGTTGGTGTATTTAGTGAATTATTTAGTGCAGAAAATGATTTTAGTGGATTTTTTAAAGCTATTGAAATAGGCATTAGAGGTATATCAATTGGAATATTTGCAACTGTAAAATTAATAGATGAAGTTATAAGGGTCATTGGTGCAGCAGCACAAAAGGTACAAAGTTTCTTTGACAATATAAAAATACCACCTTTTGTACAAAAATTATTAGGTGGTGCAGGTAATATTGCAAAAGATTTAGGTAATAGATTTAAAACACAACAAAAAAGTAATTTAACATCTTTATTTGGTGAAGATTTTACAAAAGGTTTTTCTGATAGGTTTACACAAAGTTTTAATAAAATACAAGAGCTATTTAGTGGCACAACAAACGCACCTGCTACTTATTTTCAGAATATAGAAAAAAGTGCTGAAAAAGCAGGTGAATCTATAGATAAAACATTTGGTCAACAAATGCGTGAAAAACTTAAGACATTTAGAGACAGCATAAAAACAGTACAGGAATCAATGGCAGATGTAGTTGTTAGTGGTATCAAAGGCATGGAAGATGCATTAGTTAAGTTTGTAGAAACAGGAAAACTTAATTTTAGTGATTTAGCAAGGTCAATAATTGCTGATATGGCACGTATAGCAATACAACAATCAATTACAAAACCTTTAACAAACTTTTTTAGTGGTTTATTTACAAAAAGTGCAAATGGTAATGCTTTTGTAGATGGTCAAGTACAAAAATATGCTTATGGTGGCATTGTAAATAGACCTACTATGTTTCCTATGGCAAATGGTGGTATAGGACTTATGGGAGAGAAATCTGCAGAAGCTATACTACCGTTAAGAAGAGGTGCTAATGGTAAATTAGGTGTTGAATCGTCAGGTGGTGGCAGTACAATTATTAATGTATCTGTAGATGCATCTGGCACTGCTGTTGAAGGTAATACAGGACAGGCAAATGAATTTGGTAATGTATTGGCAGCAGCGATACAAGCTGAATTGATTAACCAAAAACGTGCAGGTGGTTTATTATCTAACGCATAATTATGGCAACATTTCCTTCTATTGAACCTAGTTATGGATTACAGAAGCAAAGTAGTCCTACTATAAAAATAGTAAAATTTGCAGATGGATTTGAACAAAGACAATTAGTAGGTATTGCAGCCCATCAAAATAAAAAAATTTATAATCTTGCATGGAATAATATTACAGAAACAGATAGTGATACTATTGAATATTTTTTAAATGAACGTGCATTAGATCAGGCATCATTTACATATACACCACCTAATCAAACACTTACAAAATCAGGTACTTATGCACAAAGCGGTTCTACAACAATAACAATAACGATTACTAACCATCAGTTATTTGCAAATGATTCTATAACAATAGATTTTACAAGTGGTACTGCATCTGATGGTACATATTCTGTTGTTGCTCTAACAAGTGCAAATATATTTACAGTAACAGCTAGTGGTATTGCTACAACTTCTGGAAACTGTACAATTACAAGATCAGGTGCTAAGCAGTTTGTATGTAAGAAGTGGACAAAAAATATAAGAGTACCTAACAGGGCAACAATCACTGCTACATTTGAAGAGGTTTTTGAACCATAAATGGCTATACCTACAGAAGAATTACAAAAAGCTAACCCTAGTGCAAAGATAGAACTATTTGAAATACACCTTGTATCTGCTTTGCATGGCAGTAGTGATATATCAAGGTTTCATAATGGTATAAATATGAATACTACTTTTAATGTTGTATTTCAAGGAAATAGCTATACAAGAATACCAATAGAAGCAAATGGTTTTGAGTATGCAGCAACAAGGACTACTAGACCTAGACCAACAGTAAGAATTAGTAATATCTTGTCAACAGTTACAGCACTAATGACACAGGCAAACTTAACAACACCTAAGAATGATTTAAATGGTGCTAAATTTATTAGAAAAGTTACTATGTTACGTTATTTAGATAATGCTAATTTTGAATCAGGTACAAACCCTTTTGGTACACCTGCTAACAATACGTATGAAAATCAAACATTTTTCATTGATAGAAAAACTGTAGAATCAAAAGATTTTGTAGAATTTGAATGTGCATCATCATTAGACTTACAAAATAGATCAGCACCTAAACGTATTATTACAAGAAAGGATTTTCCATCTGTAGGTACGTTTGCATG